GGGATTCAAATTAGCAGGAGTATAAAATGGCAATATTACATAACAAATTAAAATTATATTTAGAAGCAAATTCTAAAACTGAATCAGAACTATATAATGGCAATATTCTATTAGCTAATATTGGTTCAGGTGATTATATTGAAACATGGAATGTAGATGGACTAACCAAACCAACAGATAGTGAAATAGCTTCTTATGAAACAGCAGCTAATACTGAAGAAACTAATAATAGTGTTAGGTCTACAAGAAAAAAAGCCTATGGAAATATAGGTGACCAACTAGATTTGTTATATCACGATATGTCTGCTGACAAAGGTGATAAAACTGGAGAATGGTTCAAAGCTATTAAAGCAGTTAAAGATGCAAATTCAAAGGATTAAACAATAGTATTAAAAAAAAGACATCTAATTTTAGATATAAATACAGATAAAGATAGGAATTTCACTAATGGCAACAATACAAAATATTACTATTGACCAGGATGCTGATTTTACAGAAACACTAACAATCAAAGATTCAACCGGAACAGTAGTAGATTTAACAGGACAAACAATTACTAGTAAATTGAGAAAAGCTCATTTATCATCTAGTGCTACATCATTTACTACAGCAGCCGTAAGTGCAACTGATGGCACCTGTTCAATTACATTAACTGACACAGTAACAGCAGCGTTAAGCGAAGGACGATATGTGTGGGACTTAACAACCACAGATGGTAGTGGTATAGTCACTAGAAGAATCGAAGGAAGAGCTACAATAACTCCAAGTGTAACTAGATAGTTCATGTCTAATAACTCAACCCAACAATATATTGACGGTGAGAAAAGTTTTTTAAACGGAATTTTAAAAGAACCATTAGGTGTTATTACTGAAACCCTAATTGAAGGACAAGTCGGTGATATCGATATCGATTTAGATATTGAAAAAAAGATTAGACAACTTCAAGAACAAAAGTTTGAAAAGGGTATTAAAAATGTATTACCAAAAGAAATTGATATTCTAGAAAACAAATTAGGTAGTTTCTTATCTAGTGTACAAATAGAAAAAAAACAGTTAGAAGAAAATGTTAAACAAAAAGAAATTAACATTGAAGCATTAGAAAATCTATTTTCTACTTTAACAAAAGAAAAAGAAAAAGTCTCTGAAGAAATCAAAGTAGATCCCGAAGAAGAAATTAAAGAAGATGTCATTGAGGTATCAGATAATAAAATTAAAGAAGAAGTAAAAACTACTTCAGGTATTTTAGATTATCTAATACCTAAAAAAGTAGAATATGAAGAAGGTATAATAGACAAAGTATATAATCAAATTTCAGAAATGAAAGTTGCTAATAATTTAGAGAAAGAAAAGATATCTAAACTTAGATCAATTGACACTTTAGATAAACTTGCTGAAGAATTTTTAAGATTTAGAAACATTACATCTGTTCAACTATCTACACTCGGTGGCGGTGGTTCTACAAGAATACTTGATAATGATGATGTTGATATTTCATCTATTGGTGATGGCAAGATATTAGAATATAACTCGACTACTAAAAAGATGGAGTTCGTTTCAAGTGGTGATTCTGTTAATAACTTAGAAGTTTTAGGATCGATTACATTTGAAGGGTCAACTGCTAACGACTTTGAAACTACTTTTAATGTCATTGACCCAACAGCAGATAGAACAATATCTTTACCCAATGTATCAGGAACTCTACCTGTGTTGGCAGCAGTAAGTACTACTCAAATAACAGCAACACCAGAAGAACTAAATTTTAGTGACGGAGTAACAGGTAATATACAGACACAATTAGACGCAAAATCAACGAAAGCCTTTGCAATTGCCCAGGCTGTCGCATTAGGATAAGTATAAATAGTATTACAAGGAAAAAATTATGGCAGTCCCAAACACAAAAGCAACATTAAAAGAATACTGTTTAAGATCACTAGGTAAACCTGTGATAGATATAAATGTTGACGAAGATCAAATAGACGATAGAATAGATGAAGCAATACAATACTTTGCTCAATATCATGTTGATGGTGTTGAAAGAATGTATTTAAAATATCTAGTAACTGAGGCTGATATTACTAGAATGACAACTGATAGTACTGAATCAATAACTGATAATTCTGTCACAACATCATGGAAAACATCTAATAATTTTCTTGTAGTTCCTTCGTCTGTTATTTCTGTTGTCAATATATTCTCTTTATCTGATAGAGCGAACTTAAATATATTTGATGTTAGATATCAATTAAGACTAAACGACTTATACGACTTTTCATCTACAAGTATTGTTCATTATGAAATGACAATGAGACACTTAGATTTTCTTGACCACATATTAGTGGGAGAAAAACCAATAAGATTCAATCAACTATCAAACAAACTATTCATAGATATGGATTGGAAAACAGATATTACAGCAGGTGAACATTTAATTTTTGAAGTTTATCGTGAATTAGATCCTGATACTCATACTGATATGTATGATGATCTTTATTTAAAAAGATATGCAACCACTTTGATAAAAAGACAATGGGGTCAAAATCTTTCTAAGTTTTCAGGTACTGCTATGTTAGGAGGAGTAACTCTTAACGGACCTGAATTATTTTCTACTGCGATTGCCGAACAACAAAGATTAGAAGAAGAAATTAGAAGTAATTACGAAGAACCTGCCCATATGCAACAAGGATAAATAAATGCCAACAAATGTCTATTTCGACACAGGCACAACATCTGAGCAAAGACTATATGAAGATTTAATTATAGAACAGCTTAAGATATACGGCCAAGATGTCTATTACTTACCGAGAAAGATTGCCAACAAAGATACAATCTTTGGTGAAGATCCTGCAAGCTCGTTTGATGATTCTTATATCATTGAAATGTATGTAGATAATACTGGTGCATATATGGGCGAAGAAGAAATTATTAAAAAGTTTGGTTTAGAACTAAGAGATGATATTACATTTACTGTTTCTAAATTAAGATGGGAAACTTTAGTAGGTAATAATTCAGACTTAGTTGCTGAAAGACCACAAGAAGGTGATTTAGTTTATTTTCCTACAACAAGAGCATTCTTTGAAATACAGTTTGTAGAACACGAACAACCTTTCTATCAACAAAGTGCTTTACCAACTTACAAGTTATCATGTACTAAATTTGAGTATAGTTCAGAAAGAATCGATACAGGTATTGCTGAGATTGATAGTACCGAAGATTCGTTATCAACTGACACAATGAACTTCCAGTTTACTTTAGAAAACGAAGTAGGTTCATTTGTATTAGAAAATAGTATTGGTGCAATAGATTATATTATCAATGAGGACTTTACAATGTCAACACAACAAGCAGTAGATCAAGGCGAAGCGTTTGAAACAGCTGCAGGTACAAATACATCATCAACGGCAGATGATATACTAGACTTCAGCGAAAGAAATCCATTTGGTGAGGTTGACGAATACTAATGTTTGGAGAACATTTTTATCATAAAAAGATTCGTAATACTGTTATTGCGTTTGGTACAATATTTAACAATGTGAATATTAAGAGATTGGATTCTAGCGGGAATCCTTTACAGAATATTAAAGTACCCTTATCATATTCACCTAAAGAAAAATTTATAGCAAGATTAGATCAACAAGCGGACTTAACAGGTGATGATTCATCTGTGGCAATCACTCTACCTCGAATGTCATTTGAAATAACTGGCTATAGTTATGATGCTAGTAGAAAGTTAAATAAGAATCAAAAACACTCTGTGGTGACTACAAATGCAGATACAACAAAGTTAAATACTCAATATGTACCTGTACCATATAATATAACATTTTCTTTAGGTGTTTTTGTTTCTAATTCAGACGATGGCTTACAAATAGTAGAACAGATACTACCATACTTTCAACCTGACTATACTGTTACTATGATAGAAGATAGTACAATGGGAACAAAAAGAGATATACCATTCATACTAGAAAGTGTTGATTATGAAGATAGTTATGCAGGTTCTTTAACAACTAATAGAAGAATAATTTACACTATGAGATTTACTGCAAAAGTTTATTTGTATGGACCAATATCTACATCATCTGTAATTAAGAAAGTATCTGCTGACTTATATACTAATACAGCAGACCAATCGCCTTCAAGAAGTGAAAGAGTTACAGTCACACCTAATCCAACAAGTGCTGACAAAGATGATGCTTATACATATACTTCTACACTAGACTTCTTTGATGATGGTTTAAATTATGATGAAGCCACTGGTGACGATAAGTAATTGAGAGGACTTTAACATGAGTAAAATTGATGAAACATTAAATGAAGTTTTAGGTATTACTGCCGAGGTAATGCCAATAGAAAAACCAAAAGAAGTGAGTAAAGATGTTGCTGTGCCAGAAGATAAAGATCCTGATATAGACTTTGAAACAGGTAGAAAAAATCTTTATAACTTACTTGATAAAGGTAATGAAGCAATCGATGGTATTCTTAGTTTAGCAAAAGAAGGAGAACATCCTCGTGCATACGAAGTTGCAGGACAACTAATTAAAACTGTAAGTGAAGTATC